CATCGCCGGCATGGTGAAGCCTATCCCGGAGGCCTACAAGGAGTTCATCGGGAATAATCCGAAGGGCGTCCGCCAGGCATTCGATAGCCAGTACGAGAGCATGATGCAGGCGATCGGCTCGCCGCTGATGCAGGCGGCTATCCCGGTCATGAAGTCCGTCACGGAGATCTTCCAGAAGATCGGTGAGTTCGCGAACACCAATCCGGAGGCCATCAAGGCGATCGGCGTCATGTTTGGCGCGCTTGCCGTCGGGTTGGTGGCCATCGGCGGCGTTGCGCTCGCCACGCTACTCGGCGTCCCCGCCGCGATCACCGCCGTGGTGGCGGCACTCGCCGGTCTGGTCGTCTATAACTGGGACGCGGTGAAGGCCGGCGTGCAGGTCATGCAGGATGCAGCCAACGCATTCCAGGCGGCGATGCAGGGCATGGCGAAGGCCGTGTGGGATTTCATCAAGAGCCTGCCTGGTAAAATCGGGGGACTCTTTACAAACCCCCAAAATGTCCCCGGCATGGGCATGGGACCGGATATGGACGACATCAAGAAGAAGATGAACTTCAATCCGAATGAAATCCGGATGAAGGCCCAGCCCATTACCTTGGCGCTGAACGTGGATGGCCGCGCGCTGGCCCAGACGGTTAGTCAAGAAATCGATTATCTGCACGAGCACCCGACCAGTGCGCCATCCTACGACAACACTAGCCGGTTCGGTCCCGCCGACGGCGGCATAATTTCGGGTTGAGCCCATGGACACCCTCACGCTCGGTGGTATCGCCTTCGACGGCTTCTCGACGCCCTCCAGTATCGGGGGCGGCGGTAAGCAGCACATGGTCATCCACAAGCTGCCCGGCGGCAGCCGCGTGATTGACACGCTGGGACCCGACGAGGACGACATCACCTGGCGCGGCGAGTTCTTCAGCAACGATGCCGAGGATCAAGTCCTGGCCCTGGACGCCATGCGCGCCGCGGGCCAGGTCATCCCTCTGATCTTCGGTGGCCAGTACCGCAGTGTCATCATCAATCACTTCTCCTATAAGTATCGCCGCCGCCCTGTGTGGATCGAGTACGACATCAGCTGCACTGTCTACCAGAACCCGGCCAACGGCTCCCTGGCGGCGGGCGGCCTGAGCACGCTCAACACGCTGATCGGCAGCGACCTCTCGTTTGCAATGGGACTGCTCGGATTATGATCAGCCAGGATATCCAAGACGAGCTCGTTGAACTCCAGGCCCAGGTCGCGGCGGCCACGCCGCTGGAGAACGCGACGACGGCCGAGGTCAAGGCTATCCAGCTCAACGCCCAGAACCTAACGGATGATATCCAGACGGCGCTGGTCGCCACGGGAACGCTGGACAGTTGGTCCGCGCCTTCCGATGCGCCCACCATCATCGTCGGCTTCAACGATATCGTCACGCAGGCGACCGATGAGGCCCTGCTATCCCTCTTGCGCGGCGTGATCGGACGCGTGACCAGCAACGTGGACCAACTCGTATGACCGGCTATATCGCGGCGACCATCCCGGCCAAGGTGGTCCGCTCCAGCCACACCACGCTCTTCCACGTGGCGATGCTGGAGACGAACGATCCCCTCCAGTGGGTCTCGATCGCCGAGCTCAACGGCCTCGTCGATCCCTGGATCCAGACGGGCCAGGTGGACGTGCTCATCCCTCCTGTGCTACCGACCGGTGAGCAGACAGGAATTTTGGGACTGTAGATGGCCATTGTCGCCGGCGTAGGTCCCCACAGTGCAACCATCACCGTGGACGGCAAGTCCTTCCTGGTGGAGCACGGCACCGTGGATCAACATGCCACGAGAAAGACGAGTTCGTTCAGCGTAGCCATTCCTTTATCTTCTCCGGGCGCCGAGGCAGCGCTGGCAGAAATAGGCGAGAACACGACGACGATCAGCGTGACCACGCGGGGCAATACTTCGACCCTGTTCACCGGCGAGACGGACACTACCGAGTTCGATTACATCGGCCGGGTCATCCGGATCACGGGCCGGGACAAGTCGGCCAAGCTACACGAGAAGAAGACGAACGAGAAGTGGCAGAACAAGAAGGGTAGCGACATTGTATCAGATCTGGCTGGACGAGCAGGACTATCTGTCAATGCCGACGGCAGTCCCCTCATGGCTGGCAAGAAGCTGGAGCAGGATTTCGTCCGACTTTCCGACAACGTCTCCTTCGCCTATGTCATCCACAAGATGGCGCAGTTCGACGGCGCTCGCTGGTGGGTTGATGAGAAGGGCGTCCTTCAATACAAGATTGGCCTCGAAAATCCCGGAGGGATCTATACTCTCAACTATGTCCCCCCAACGGTGGGCTTCATGGCCGGGGATTTCTTGGCGCTGAAGGTCCGCCGCAACGTCCAGGCGGGCAAGAGCATCAAGGTCAAGATCAAGTCGTGGCATCCGAAAGAGAAGAAGGTCCACGAGTATGAGAGCAACGTCGAGGGCAAGTCCGGTACGGTGGAGCATTCCTACCACATCCCGAACCTGCTCAAGGATCACGTGAGGCAGTACGCCAAATCCCGGGCAGACGAATACGCCAGGCACGAGATCACCATCCACGCGCAGGTCGTCGGCGATCCGACGATCAATGTGTCCATGGGCCTGCAATTATCTGGCACGGGTTTCTGGGACCAGGTTTACCAGATGGACAACGTCCATCACCAATTCGGCATGTCCGGCCATCTCACCTCGATCACGGCCCGTTCCCCTAAGAGTGGCAGGAGCGCCTCGTGAACGGCGACATGGAGAACCTAATCCTGTCTACCGTCGAGCGGTGGGCAGGCGGACGCTATAGCGAGCGGCACGCTCTCGTCACGAGCTACGATCCGGACAAGCATCTCGCCAAGGTAACATACCAGCCGGAAGGGCAGGAGAGTGGCTGGTTACCTATCGAGACGGGGCACATCGGCGATGGCTACGGCATCGCCACTGGCCTGCAGCCTGGCGATGGCAAGGAGAAAGGCGACCAGGTTATCGTCCGCTTTCAAGAAGGGGACTTCGAGAGCGGCAAGATCGTCCAGCGCGTCCACTCGGATGACCAGAAGCCACCCAAGGTCGAGAGCGGCGAAACGGTTATCTGGACCAGGTTCCAGAAATCTGAAGGAGGCCCAGAGAGCGCCGATGGTGCAGAGGGCGGTACCGGTCAGCAGATCTTCTTCAAGAAGGACGGTTCGATCCAGATCACCGACGGCAATGGGGGGACAATTCTGTTCGATGGCAAGGGGAATTGCAAGCTTACCTGCAACGACTACGAGGAAACCGTCAAGGGCACCCACACATCGACCATTAGTGGTGATAAGACCGAGACGGTTAGCGGGGACAAGTCCGTGACCATTGAAGGCAAGAGGCAAGATAACGTCTCTGGAACGTGGATGGCAAAGGCGGCCTATGGCCTATGGGCATGGCTCGCAGATCACGACGGCTAGGTAAAATCAAATGGTATCAAAGTTGCTTACGCCGTGCGGGTTCAGTGCTACGAAGCCTGGGAAGGATAGTTTCAAGATCGGATCGGCGCTGTCCGGATACGCCCTCCCATCCGACGCCGGCGCCATCGACGCCAAGTCCTATCGCTACTACGCCGTCAGCCAGGACGGGGCCGAGTTCGAAGGTGGGGAAGGCCCGTACAACGCGGTAGGCAATGTCCTGATCCGGGATCAGATCGCCGCGACGAGTAATGGAGACACCGATCCCGTCGATTTCACGCTGCCCCCGTCGGTTTACATCTTCCCCACACCGGTGAAGTATCTGGAGCAGTCCAACGTCGAGAACAATGGGTTCTTCTTTGTCGCTACCCCGGCCCCCCATCAGGGATGGTGGTTCCTCGACAATGCGACATGGGACGGTTCGCATTTCTTCTGGATCAACAACACCAATGCCGCGTTTGCGGTCAACATACGGGCAGAGTTCAACATTCCAGGGGAGGCGGCGACTACCGGCCTGATGTTCTGGAAGGCGATCCCGACCGGGTCCGGCACACATCAAATCTCCGATACCTACGGCGCTCAAGGTGGGTGGGAGAATATGTTCCTGATGACCGAGTTCTCCGACCTCGTCGTGGGCGGCTTCGGCATCGAAATCGACGGCGCCGGTGCGAATGCCTACGGTCGCGTCGTCAACAACGTCTTCCAGGGGCAGCGCTTCGTCGGCATGCTCCGCAACTTCTTCGCCGATTATTCCGGCGTCGACAATCTTGCGCAGCCGTCGTGGCAGTTCGGCGTCATCGGCGATAAGTTCGCGATCCAGCGGTCTGCTCCCGGCGACCCGACTGGCGCAGCCATTCAAACGCTGCTCACGATTGACAATACTGGCGCGCTGAGTGTCGGCGGCGGCATCTACCCAGGCGGCGGCGGAGGGACGACATCGCCGGGCTACACATACGCGATGAGCGCGGCCAACGTCAACTCGCTTTCGGCCGGAAAGTTCTGGCCGGCCATCAATGCCCAGAACGGCACGGCCGCGGGTAGCTTCACCTATTACAATTCATATACGGTCAATGGTGCCGCCAATCCCACGCAGTCGAGCGTCTTCACCAGCACGATCCAGTGGAAGTCCGTCAGTTACGGCGGCGGCTCCGTCAAGTTCAATGCGGTCGCGATCAAGTTTCGGTACTTCGGTCTTGGCTTCAACTTCCAGTTCGTGGCGCAGCCGTTCCAGAATTTCAAGCTCAAGATCGACGGGAACTACGCCAATAACGGCAACCCGATCGACACCACGACGCTCTCGTCCGGCAACTACTACTATTTCGGCGTCGCATTCCCCGTCGCGGCGTGGCACACGATCGAGATGATCTTCCCGACGGGCCTGTTCTGGTCGGGGATATGGACCCACGCGACCGACACCATCCTTCCCGTGGTACAGCACAACGAGCGGATTATCTTCATCGGCGACAGCTTCTGCGAAGGCGCCGGATCCGCCTCCCTCGGCGCGACCGGTTATGTCAATCGGGTGACAGATGGGCTGGGATGGGACAACTATCTGCAGAGCGGCGTCGGTGGCACGGGTCTCTTGAATACGTTCGGCAGTTCGGGCAACTACCGGAATAGATTTGCCGCCGACGTCTATCCGTTCAATCCAAAAGTCGTGGTACTTCAGGGCTCCCTGAACGACGTCACTGGGGGCTTCTCGGCCGCATCCATGGCCGCGGAGGCGTCGGCAGTCATTACCGCACTGAACGCGAACCTCACCAGTCCGACGATCATCTTCACGTCCCAGCCGACGTCCTTCGGCGTCACGGAGACGACAAATCTATCGTGGGCGCAGCGCGCGGCGGTCAAGGCCGCGGTCTTGTCTGGCGGCGCGCATTACATCGATCTTCTAGAACGGCCCCTGCCGATCGGCTATACGCCCCTCACCCACAATCTGCAGTCCTCGCCGGGTGTTGGCGTCTCCTCATTTACCTTCAATGGTAACGCGCCGGCGCTGAACGGCGTCTACGAATTCCCGGATAAGACGAGGTTCCTCGTCAAGACGGTCACGGGCACGGCGCCGAACTGGACGGTCACCACCGAAGCGTCCGGCCTCCAGACTTCTCAGACCAGCGGCACGCTCGCCACTCAGGTCGGGGATTGTCCGTGGACAGGAACGGGGAATGCAGGTTCCCCTGCAGGTAACGGTAGCTGCGACGTCCTTGTTTCCACCGACGGCATCCATCCGACGCAGGGCGGGCACAACATGATCGGAGACATGATCGGCGAGGGCATCTCGGATATCCTCAACGTTCCCTTCACTCCCCTGTGAGAATGCAATGGCAGACGTTTTCCTAGATTGGAGCGGCGATTTTATCCCCGACGCCACGGGCGGCCTGATGCTGGTGGATGGGGATACCCAGGTCCGACAGCGACTGGAGCGCAGGCTCTTCACGGCCGTCAAGGGATACGTCTGGCACCCGTCCTATGGGGCGGGACTGCCCCAAAAGATCGGTAGCGTTCTGTCGGTTGAAGAGATCCGGGCCGTCTGTTCAGCCCAATTGGCGCTGGAGGACAGCGTCGCGCCGTTCCCACCTGCCAAGATCTTCGTCAATGCGAACTCCAATCAGCCGAGCCTGGTCACGATCGAGATCCAGTACTGGAGCGCCGCCACGGGCGTCTCAGTCTCCTTCACGATCACCTCGTAAGGAATAGAAATGCCATCACTTCCGACCAAGGGCTTCAACCAGATCGTCACGGATACGATCGCGGGCATCCAGGGACGCGCCCAGAAGTTCATAGACTTCTCGGAAGGCTCGCCGCTGCGGGCCATCACGGAGGGTTACGCGGGCCTGTTCCTCTGGTTCCAGGCGCTGGTCCTCAAACTCTTACAGGCCATGAGGCTGTCCACGGCCAGCGGCGTGGATGTGGACACGTTCACCGCAGACTTCATGACGCCGGTGGGGACATCCAATGGCGTGCCGTCCCCTAGGCTTGCGGCCCAGAAGGCCAGCGGCAACGTCACGCTCTCCAGGTTCACGGCCGCCCCCGTAACCTGCTTCATCGCGAACGGCAGGACCGTGGGGACCAACGACGGCACGAATACCGAGTTCGAAGTCATCGGTGATCCCACGTTCCCGACCTACAACGCCGGCCTAGGAGGTTACACGCTACCGAGTGCCGTCGCCTCCATCGTCGTGCCGGTCCAGGCGCTCGTGGCGGGCAAGGCCGGCAACGTCGTCAGCGGCGCGATCAGTCGGATCACGAGCCCCATCCAGGGCATCGACAGCGTGACCAATCCGGCCGCGTTCTTCAATGGCGCGGACTTCGAGCAAGACAGTGCCCTCAAGAAGCGGTTCAGCGACTACATCCTCGGCTTGAGCCGCGGTGACTACTACGGCTTGGCGGCATCCATCGAAGGCGCGGCGGTCAAC